CTGCGAGGTGGTGGACCGGGGCGGGGAACCGTACCTGAAGTACACCTTCATCGGCGGGCAGAAGCGGAGCGTGCAGCTGCGCCGGTGCGCTGTGGTGACGAAGCACCAGCTGAAGGACGACTTCTTCGGGGAGAAGAACACCGCGTTGACGGCCACCATGGAACTGGTGAACATCGTCAACCAGGGGATCGCGGAGGGGGCGAAAAACGCCGCCACCTACCGGTTCATGGCGCAGCTGAACAGCAAAGCGTTTGACGAAGATGTCCGCAAGGAGCGGGAGCGGTTCGACCGGAGCAACTTCCAGACGGGATCCGGCGGCGGGCTGCTGCTGTTCGGGAACCAGTACACCAACATCAAGGAGCTAAGCCAGCGGCAGTTCACCGTGGACCCGCAGCAGATGGCCCTGATCAAGGCCAACGTATACGACTACTTCGGGGTCAGCGAGAAGATCATCCGAAACGAGGCGACCGGCGACGAGCTGGACGCCTTTTTCAATGGATCCATTGAGCCCTTCGCCATCAAGCTCAGCGACGCGCTGACGAAGATGGTCTTCAGCGAGCGGGAGAGGAACGGGGGCAACCGGATCCTGTTCACGGCAAACCGGCTCCAGTACATGAGCGTGGGGGCAAAGATCTCCATGGCGCAGCAGCTGGGGGACCGTGGAGTGCTGACCATCGACGAAATCCGGGAACTTTTCAACTACGCGCCGCTGCCGGACGGCAAGGGCCAGTACACACCCATCCGGGGCGAGTACAAGGACGTCCAGGGAACGGACGACGACAAGGACGGAGGAGAGGGCAATGAATAAAGAGGTACGCAGCCTGGAATTTGAGATCCGGGCGGAGGAGACCGGCAACGAGGAGCGGGCCGGCCGGCTGACGGGCACGCCCATCGTGTTCAACCAGGTCACGGATCTGGGATGGATCCGGGAAGTGATCGAGCCCGGCGCCCTGGATGACGCCGACCTGAAGGACGTGCGCTTCCTGGTAGGCCACGACACCAGCGGCATCCCGCTGGCACGGAGCCGGAACAACAACGAGAACAGCACCATGCAGCTGACGGTCAACGAGAACGGCATGGACATCCGGGTGGATCTGGACATCGAAAACAACCCCCGGGCAAAAGAGCTTTATTCCGCCGTGAAACGCGGGGACATTTCCGGAATGTCCTTTATGTTCACGGTCGATAAAGACGCATGGGAAGACCTGGAGAGCGAGCAGCCGCTGCGCCGGATCACGGCCATCAGCAGGGTGTTCGAGGTCTCCGCGGTGACCTTCCCGGCGTATGAGGGCACGAGCCTGGAAGCCGCTTCCGAAGACTCCGCGCTGGAGAGCGCGAGGGCCTCGCTGGAGAGCGCAAGGAAGCAGCTGGCAGAGGATCGGGCCGCACAGGCCGAAGCAGAGCGCCGGACGGCGCTGCTGGAGCGGCTGAACAACCTGAAAGGAGGCAAAGAAGAATGAACTTTGCCGAAATGAACGGCGAGCAGCTGCAGGCCAGGATGGACGAACTGATCGCCGAGACCAGCGAAGAGAAGCGGGACGCGCTGGACAACGATGAACTGGAAGCCCGCATCAAAGAGATGGAAGCCCTGAAGGCTGAAATCGAGAACCGCAAGGCCGCCGCGGCTGAAGAAGCCCGGAAGGCCGAAGAAGCCGCCCAGATGGACGGTGAAAAGATCATCGAGGAGGAAAGAAAGATGAGCTACGAAGTCAACAGCGTCGAATATCGTGACGCCTATCTGAAGAACCTGATGGGCAAGGAACTGAGCACCGAAGAACGCAACGCCCTGACCAGCGCCGCTGCTGTGATCCCGACCGAAACCCAGAACAAGATCTGGGACATGCTGCGCGAGAATCCCCTGATCGCTGAGCTGGACATCCTGCATGTGCCGGGCTATGTGACCCTGCCGAAGGCCAGCACCGTGAACGATGCGGCCTGGGTTGCCATGGGCAACGCAGCCACCGACAGCGCTGATGTGGTTGGCAGCGTGAACCTGGTCGCGAAGAAACTGATCAAGACCATCGAGATCACCGCCGACATCCAGGCGATGAGCATCCCCGCCTTCGAGAACTGGCTGGTCAACAAGCTGGTCGAGAAGATGGAAGCCGCGATCTGTGCCGCCGTGCTGACCGGTGCCGGCTCCGCGACTGTTCCCCAGGGCGTTATGGCTACCGGATCCGGCGCGACTACCGTGACCAAGGCCTTCACCATTGCCGGCCTGAGCGATGCCATGGGCAGCCTGCCTTCCGGATATCATCGGAACGCTATCTGGGTCATGAGCGCCGCGACCTTCTACGGCACAATCGTCCCGCTGGCTGCTGACAACAATGGCGTGCTGGTGATGAACGGCATTGAGCAGCGCTTCCTGGGCCACAAGGTCGTCCTGGATGAGAGCGCTGCCGCGAAGATCGTCTTCGGCGACTTCAAGGATGGCTACGGCTTCAACTTCGGCAGCGACATCAAGGTCGAAGCTGATGGTTCTGTCGGATTCCGTTCCGGCTCCACCGTATACCGCGCCATGGCGCTGGCTGATGGTGCTGTCGTGCAGGGCGAGGCGTTCGTGGTTGTAACCAAGACCGCCTAATCCGGAGGTGAAAAAGGATGAAGCTGGCAGTGACGGAAGAGTACTTTGACATCGAGCAGGAGACGCTGAAGAAACCCGGCGACATCCTGAACGTGTCCGAGGAACGCGGGAAGGCCCTCCTGGCCGCGCGGGTATGCGTGGCCGTGCAGGGCGAGCCGGAGACAGAAAAGCCGGCGGCGAAGAAACCCGCGCGGAAAACCACCAAGAAATAACAACCAGGGGCGGGGGAGCGATCCTCCGCCTCTTACTTTTGCTGAGAGGTGAGAAACGATGCTGCAGGAGTGCAGACTGGCGATGCAGATCGCTGAAACGGACTATGACGCGGAGCTCTGCCTGCTGATGAAAGCGGGGGCGAAGGATCTGGAGATCGCCGGGGTGGTGCTTCCGGGCACGGTGAGCTTCGAGGCAACGAACAACGGAATGACGGACAATTCCACGCTGACGGATCCCCTGGTGATGCGGGCCATCTTCACCTACGTGCGGGCCAACTTCGAAAGCCCCGCGGACTACGACCGGCTGGCTAAGAGCTACAGCCTGCAGAAGGAGCAGCTGATGCACGCCAGCGGCTACACCAACTACAACACGGGCGGTGAGGACGAATGACGAGGGCAAAGGCGGCGTATCTGATCGCGGAAAGCCCCGCGGCTCACGGGATCTTTGACGAGCCGGCGGAGACGAAGCGGAAGATCTACTGCACGGAGAAGAGCGTCGGGCAGACGGAGACCTACCAGGCGCGGGCCACGGGGCTGAACCCGGAGCTGAAGCTGATCCTGCCCCACGCCTTTGACTACAAGGGCGAAAAAAAGCTGGAGTACGGTGGGGAGCGCTGGGACATCCTGCGGACCTACCGGGAGGGGGACAGCATGGAGCTGACCCTCCAGCGGGAAATCCGCAACGCGGAGGTGACCGGGAATGTATGACGAACTGATCGCGCTGCTGGAGGCCATCGACGGGATCCAGTTCTGCGAGTACGAATGGGCAACCCGCCCGGCGGGGAACCACGGCACCTACCGGATCGACTTTGACGCGGCCACCGACAGCGGGGACGACCACAGCCAGGACAGGGCCATCGAAGGCAGCGTGGACCTGTGGACACGGGGACGGTGCCCGGACATCGCTCACGCGGTGGAAGAGGCCCTGGAGACGGTCTGCGGCGCCAGCTGGGAGAAGACCGTGCAGGAGCCGGACCCGGAGACCCACCTGCTCCGGCGGGAATACGTGTTCCAAATGGAGCGTGAGTGATATGGCAGGCGGCATGAGCACAAACGGCACCGAGGAACTGATGACCATGCTGAACAAGCTTGGGGATCAGGCCCAGGGGATCGCCGCGCAGGCCCTGTACGAAGGGGCCGGCGTGGTGGCGGACGCCTACGCGGCAGCTGCTGGATCCATCGTGACCACCAGCCGGAGGAGGCACAACGAGCCCGGCGGACGTCTTCCCACGAAAGAGGAGAAGGCCATGCTGGTCAACTCCATCGGCGTGGCCAGGTTCAACAAGGACATGGACAGCGTGGACACCCTGGTGGGCGCGGCGGAAGGCTACGGGATCCTGCGGGGAAAGCGGAAGGCCTTCAAGCTGCTGGCCCGGTCCATCAATTCCGGTACCAAATTCATGAAAAGGCAGCCGGTGTTCCGGAGGGCTTCCACCCAGAGCCGGGCGGCGGCGCAGGCAAAGATGATCGCGAAAGCCGACGAGCTGATCGGCCAGATCGCGAAATAACAGGAGGGCATAAGTTATGGCTTATATCGGCATGAGGAGCCCGGTTGCGGCTCCGGTAACCGCCCATACGGACGGATCCGCCATCACCTACGGCGCTGGCTTCGTGATCGGCAACGCGGTGGCGGCGAACATCTCTTTCGAGACCAACGACAACCCCGACTGGGGCGATGACATCATCATCGACAACGACAACGGGATCAGCGGCTACTCTGGCAGCCTGGACGTCAACGCCCTGACGGCGGACGTGCGGAACAAGCTGCTGGGCTGGGCGCCTGTGACGGGAACCGGCAGCGCGGTAACCCACTACGAGGTCACGGACGACGCGGCCCCGGAGCTGGGCTGGGGGTTCATCCATGTCAGCATGTACCAGGGAACCCGCAGCTACGAGGCCTACTGGTTCCATAAGGCCCAGTTCACCCAGGACGCGGTGAACGCCAGTACCAAGGAGCGGCAGATCACCTGGAACCACCCGCAGCTGAACTTCCAGGGCAAGGGCTGCTACCTGGACAACTCCGGCAAGGCCAAATACTTCGACTGGATGACTTTCGCCACGGAAAGCGCCGCGAAGGAATGGCTCTACACCAAGGCCGGCATTTCGATCTGACGGCATGGGGGCGCTCCGAAAACGGGGCGCCTCCGCTTTTTTTCGATAAAAGGAGTGAGTGATCATGAGCGAATACGTGAGCCCGGTGGAGATCCGGCTGGAGGATCTGCGGGAAGGAGAAGACGAAGGCGCGCCCCGGAAGGTGCGGGACGTGACGGTGAGGATCGGCGGGAGGGTGATCCCGCTGAAGTTCAACATGCGGGTGCAGCGGCTGATTGAAGAAGAACTGGAAATGGACTTCTACGAGCTGCAGGACAATCTCAACAAAAAGAAGCGGAACACGGGGGTCATCCTCACCTGCATCCGGCTCATGGGCAACGAGGGCCTGAAGGCGGAGGGGCAGGAAGCGGATCTGACGGCGGACTGGCTGGAAGAGAACATGAGCCCCGCATACACCACGGACTACCGGGTGGCAGCGCTGGGGGCGCTGGTGGCCGGATGGAAGATGGAGACGGACAACAGCTATGAGGAAAAGCAGGATGTTGTCCTCAATGAGATTCGAAAAAAAAACGGGAATACCGACTGACATACCGCCGGGTGATCAGCTACGGGCTGATCGCCGGGCTGAGCTACGGAGAGATGCAGGAGATGGCGCCGGGAGAGGTGCTGGACTGCTTC